ACCGCGAGTTTGCAATCCTGCGGGGACCTCTCGACATGATGTTCCTCGCTTACAAGGAAGACGTGGTAGGGTTCATGCCCAACGGCGACCTCTCTCGACTGGTGCTGGCTCGTGGTTACGGCCACTGCCGAGAGGTAACCGATGAACTGGGTGTCTTTGAAACTATCGAGATTCAGAAATAAACTACAAGAAAGAAGGAAACTGAGAATGAGTAGAGTACCGATTCCGTCCGACTTCTTCAAGCGTTCCGCTGAGAAGGACGAACCCAGCTACAACATTGGTGCTATGATGGGTCACCGCACTACCAAGGGTGACGTGGGCCTTGAGATCGAGGTCGAAGGCAACAAGTTCCCGAAGGGTTCCCCTTACGGCACCGAGAAAGACGAGAAGCTCATTCCCAAGCAGTGGAAGTACACGCCTGACGGTTCTCTCCGTGGACAGGACAACGCTGAGTACATCTTGGCACGACCTATCAAGTTCTCGGAGGTTGACAAGGCTCTCGACGATCTGTGGAAGATGTTCAAGGACTACGGTTCGAAGCTGGACGACAGCAACCGTACCTCGGTTCACGTCCACTTGAACGCACAGGGCTGGCACCTCAACAGGTTGACCTCTTTCCTTGCTCTGTACTTCTCTGTCGAGGAACTCCTCACTGAGTGGTGTGGTGAACACCGGGTCGGCAACCTGTTCTGTTTGCGTTCCAAGGACGCTACGAACATCGTCGCCCAGATTCGTGACTTCATTGCAAGCGACGGCAAGGACCTACCCTCTCAGGGTATGCACTACGCTGGTCTTAACTGTCACTCGTTGACTAAGTTCGGCTCGATTGAGGTACGCTCGTTGCGAGGTGCCACCGACCCCGAGACTATCAAGACTTGGGTAAGTATCTTGCAGCGTATCTACGAGATCAGTGGAGACTACACTGACCCTCGTCTGGTTGTCGAAGGTTTCTCCGGTGCTGGCCCTCTCGACTACCTTAACACCGTGCTTGGCCCTCACACCAACACGATTGTACAGGGGTCGGGGTTCGACCACCAGCAGGTTATGGCCTCTGTGTACGAAGGTATTCGCCTCGCTCAGGACCTTTGCTACTGTCGGGACTGGAGTAAGTTCAACCCGGAAAAGGTGAAGATGGACCCGTTTGGGAGGCGGATCAAGAAGAAGACGACTCTTAATGAGCAGCCTACCAACTTCAACGAATACATGCAGTATCTTGAAGAAGCACAACAGGCCATCGCCACTCCTGTTCCGCAACACGAAGGAGACGACATTTGGTAAACCGAAGAGTACGAGTACTCCCGTACAAACAGGGTAGTCGCGGGGCGAAAGCTCTTGCGACCGCCCTTAACGGGAAGGTGTTGAAGGTCGAGGACAGCAAGTTTGTTCCTCGGTCTTCTGACGTTATCATTAACTGGGGTAACAGTACCGAGGCTTCTCGGGCTACCCTGAACAACAACGGAGAGAGACTTGCACAAGCTACGAATAAGCGAGCATTCTTTGAAAAGCTGGCGGGTAAAGACTACCTCCCGCGTTTCTGGACTAGCCAAGAAGATATACCCGAGGATGCTTTCCCTGTGGTTTGCCGCCAAATTCTACAAGGACACAGCGGTGCTGGTATCGTTATGGCTGCTGATCGCAGTTCTCTCGTGCCTTGCTCTCTCTACACGGAGTACGTGAAGAAGAAGCACGAGTACCGCGTCCACGTAGGCCGTCGTTGGGTTGACTTCGGTGTCGGCACTGCAACGGCTATCGGAGTGGAGGGTGAAGTAGTGTACAGTGTTATCTCTGTCCAGCAGAAGAAGCGCCGTCTCGAACACCCGGACCCCAACTGGCAGGTTCGTAACCACGCCAACGGGTTCATCTACGCTCGCTCTGACGTCAACCCTCCGGCCAGTGTGCTTAAGGTTGCCAAGGACGTGCTCAAGGAACTCGATCTGGACTTCGGCGCAGTCGATGTCATCTGGAACGAGAGTGAAGCCAAGGCTTACGTCTTGGAAATCAACACGGCTCCGGGCCTCGAAGGTTCGACAGTCACAGACTACAAGGAGTTTTTTGAAAATGTCGCACAATAACGGAAGCGGGACAGTGGGGTGTGCTCTCGCTCTACTTGTCGTTGCCATATCGTATTCAATATTTGAAGCGACTCTTTACATCCGCGCTCTTTGGAACCTTGGAGGTATTCAGTAACATGACACCTGAGGAACAGAAGCTGCTCGACCTACACCACGAACACCGGCACGGAGGACGGTAACATGACCGACAACGTAACAAAAATGGTACCAGTGAGTATCATCACCTTGCGTAACTACGTAAGGAACGCCCTTGAGACGTTCGACAACGACCCCGCTGACAGTGATTTTCAGGTGGGGTACGAAATGGCTCTGGAAGACATCCAAACTATCTTGATGACAGGGAAAGTGCCTGATGCTTAAGGTGTTAGTCACCTACAAAAAACGGTCAACAGGTACCTCCCTGTGGACTACGGGACCAAAAGAACCTCTGACCGCTAGGATCATAGCCACCCAGCTCAAGAACATTGAGTGCCACAGTATTAAACTCCGAGGAGTTCCAAGGGGTTACTAAAAAACCCTTGACAAAGTTGCACAACCAATGTATAATATACTTGAAAGAGCAGCCCAATGAACAAGATACAGAAATAAAGGATAGAGCGATGCGTTGCAGTATCTGTGACAAAGCCTTAAGCGAGAAGGAAATCTCGTGGAACAAAGAGATCAACAACTTCGAACCTTGCACCGAGTGCCTTGAGATTGCATTCGACACTGCGTTCAGTGACGGGTTCGCCCGACCTGACGATGATGATTCGTTTGTTATCGTCGAAGAAGACAACGACTACGCCAACGCAATGAACACTATGTACTCGTTGCTGTCACGTAAACCAAAAGAGGAAACGGAAAATGAATAACTTTATGAACAAGCTTCTGTACACTATCGTAGGGCTGGTTGTAGCTATCCCTGCTGCCGCAGCTATGGGTCTTCTGATGGCCTTCTTCCTGTTGACCGACCCGCAACCTCAGGGACGTGACGTTGTTAACTGGATTCGTCGTCGATGAGTAAGAAACCTTACAAAGTTTGGGTCTATTCAGACCCTCACTTTTATCACGCCAACATCGTCAAGTTTAGGGACTACAAAGGTGACCCCCTTCGTCCTTGGGATGATGTAGGTAAAATGACGGAAGACTTGATCTCTATGTACAACGAACTTGTGTCTGATCAAGACCGTGTGTACATCCTCGGAGACGTGGCGTTCAACGCTAATCGAATGCGAGACGCTGTGTCCCGATTGAAAGGTCGTAAAGTCTTAGTACCGGGTAACCACGAACCCCCTAAGATGCGTAAGTACTTCGACGTCTTTGACGACGTTCGAGGCTACGTACAACGGAAGGGTTTTGTTATGTCGCACGTACCTCTTCACCCTGACAGTCTTGAACGGTGGGGTTTGAACATTCACGGCCACCTCCATGATGGAGCGGTAAGGCGTGATGGACACACGGAGAAAGGTAATCCTACGTACGAAGACCTAACAGAGACAGTAGAAGATGAACGATACTACTGTGCTTGCGTCGAGCGTACCAACTTCCGACCTAAACTACTTAACGAAATCCTTGAAGAGAGAGGTCTGCCTACTGTATGAGTACATTCGTCCGTCACGACACCTGTCCAAAGTGTGGTAGTGAGGACAACCTAGGAATTTACAACGACCACGAACATTGCTTCGGGTTTGATTGCGACTACCACAAGAACTATAACAATAAAGGAGGCGTCGCTAAAGTGGAAAAGAAAAGTTCAACTAACATCATCCCTCTACCCGCTATCAAGATGCCGGGTATTAAGTCGAGGGGTATCGACGCTACCAGTGTGGCTAAGTATCAAGTGTCTGTGAGCCAGAAGGACGACAACCCTATCGAGGCTGTCTTCCCTAAGTTCTCGCAAGACAACCAGCACGTAGCTAACCAAGTCCGTTACGAGGACAAGAAGTTCAAGACCGAAGGACCCATCAGCGGTACCAAACTCTTCGGACAGAACTCTTTCCCTGAGGGTGGGCGCTCGATCACTGTGACCGAGGGCTTCTACGACGCGATGGCTGCCTTTCAGATTACTGGTTCTCGTTACCCCAACGTAGGTGTGATGAGTGCGTCCAGTGCCAAGAAGGAAGTGGTTGATAATTTCGAGTACCTCAACTCGTTCGACACAATCATCTTCAACTTCGACAACGACGACCCCGGACAGAAGGCCGCTAAGGAGTGTGCCATCCTGTTTGACCCCGGCAAGGTTAAGATTCTCAAACTGTCCAAGTTCAAGGATGCCAACGAGTACCTCCTGAACGGCCAAGGAAAGGATTATGTGGACGAGTGGTACCGTGCCCCCACTTACATGCCAGATGGCATCCAGCTAGGCTCAGACGCCCGTCTACGGGATGAAGTACTCAAGTACGTCGAGCCGAGGTCCGTTCCGTACCCTTGGAAGGGCCTTAACGAGAAGACTTACGGTGTTCGGACTAGTGAACTTGTCCTACTGACTGCTGACACTGGTGTTGGTAAGACAAGTGTGATGAAAGAGATCGAATACTCGCTCCTTTTTAACGAAGACCTTATGAAAGAGGACATCGGTGTAGGGTTTCTTCACCTTGAAGAGCCTAAACGTAAGCTTGCCCTTGGTCTTATGTCGATCCATAACGACAAACCTTACCACTTCCCAGATGTTGAACGCACAGAGGAAGAACTGGAGAAGGCTTATGACGAGGTCATTAACACTAGTCGAGTTGTCATCTGGGATCACTTCGGTAGCAACGACATTGATGTTGTTCTTGCCAAAATCCGTCACATGGCAGCGCTTGGTTGTAAGTACATCATGGTTGACCACCTTTCTATCATTGTGTCAGACCAATCAGGTGATGAACGAAAACAGCTAGATGAAATTTCTACGAAGATCAAGACACTGACAATGAACCTAGACATTTCTGTGTTCTGTGTCATTCACATCAACCGTCAAGGTCAGGTGCGCGGATCAGCAGGACCGGAACAAGTGGCTAACGTTGTCATCCGTCTTGAACGCGACAAGAAAGAACTCAACGAATGGCGTCGTAATATCACTCGTCTTACCGTAGAGAAGAACCGTGAGTATGGCCGTACTGGTCCCGCTTGCTGGCTTCACTACAACGAGACTACTGGACGTCTTGATGAGTTGTCGGCTGACCTAGCTTATGAGTACGAACACGGTGGTACCAACACGGGCCACGAGTTTGATGACATGAAGGAGTAAGATATGACTACTAAAGTGTGGGTACTCACTGAGGAGTATAACGAATACGACCAACACGGTGAGTACTTCGTAGCTGTGTTTGCTGGTAAACCGTCACTAAAGAAACTAGCAGAGCATTTCAAAATGACGGATGAATCTGCACACTATTCGGACCCTATGGGTGCGGTAGATTTCCTACTCCACCTGCAACAAGGTGGCGGCAGACAAGGTACAGACGACCATTGGTACAACCTTGAAGAGGTTGAGTGTAAATAACACCTACTAACTCCTAAAACAATAACAACAACTGGAGAAAAATTATGTACACGAATTGGAACGAGAAAGCAGATCGTACATTCGTAATTGACATTGAAGGTGACAGCCTTCTTCCAAGCGTGATTTGGTGCATGTGTTGGAGGAACTTAGGGACTAACGAAAAGGGGGCGTGCATCGGCCACGATGCTATCGCTCAGTGGTTCTCCGAGCGAGAAAAAGACACGGTGTATGTTGGCCATAACATCATCAAGTTCGACGCCCCCGTCCTTAACAAGTTCTTTGACACAAACCTGAACAGCAGCAACTGCATCGACACGCTTGTGCTTAGTACTTTGTACAGTCCTAGTATCTCTGGTGGTCACTCGCTTGACGCTTGGGGTGAGAGGATGGGTCACGCAAAGATTAAGTTTGATGACTTCTCCAAGCTCTCCGATGAAATGGTAGAGTACTGTCACATGGATGTTTACATCACGGCTAAGTTGTTTGTCCGTCTAATGAAGACGCTCAACAAGCTTAGCTTCGACGAGCGTAGCATCTGGATTCAGCACAAGATGACAGAGATCATCGAACAGCAGCGTAAGAACGGGTTCTATTTTGACGGTGCCCGTGCTCTCGCGTTGTACCAAGAACTGAGAGAGATTGAACATGAACTACAAGACGAAATCCGACAAGCCTTTCCAGCAGAGCGAGTACATGTTGCAAAAAGAAATATGTTCACGAAAGCTGGCGTCCTTACAGCTATATATCAACGCGATGTTGAGCGATACGACGTCGTCCCATCCGACGACGGAACGTATGATGCGTATGAAAATGTTGAGTTCAACCTTGGATCGCCTATGCAGCGAATTGATAAGCTTGTATCCCTCGGTTGGGAGCCGCGAGAGTTCACGCCGAAAACAAAGAAAGGCGGGGGCGGTAACCCGAAACCGTTCGACAAAGGGAAACTAAGCCCGTCACTTGAGGAGTTCCTTGAAGAGAAGGACGTACCCGAGGTTCGACTGATTGCCACTTGGATGAGCGTTAACGGTCGTGCCAACATGATTAACACTTGGCTGGAGGCATGGAACGAGAATGACTCAAAGATACACGGTAAGTTGTTCGTTGCGGATACCCTTAGGTTTAGACATCAGGCACCTAACACAGCGAATATCCCTGCTGTGCGTCAAAGCAAAAGCGGAGAGCTTCTCCTTGGTCGAGATGGATTCTGGACTTATGAGTCTAGGGATTTGTGGGTTGCCCGACCCGGACGTTTTCTTGTCGGAACTGATGCAAGTGGTCTCGAACTACGAATGCTTGCTCACTACCTTAATCGTCCAGATTTCACCAAGCAGGTAGTCGAAGGTGACCCCCACCAGTACAACGCAGACACTGTAGGGATCACCCGACCGCAAGCTAAGACACTAATCTACGCTATCCTGTACGGCGCTGGTCCCCCTAAGATTGGTAAACAACTTGGGTTGCCAGTGTTTGTCAGGAAAGACAAGAGAGGTAACGAGTACGAGGTATCCCCCGAAGGCGAAGAGATTAGGCAACTGTTCCTTGATCGTCTCGGTATCGGTGACTTGATGGACCAGTGTAAACGAGAGCAAGCCGAAGGTAGGGTTAGTCTTGTTGACGGTTCGCAGGTTATCTGCCCGTCTCCTCACGCAGCACTGAACTACAAGCTGCAAGGTGGTGGCGCTAGGGTTATGGCTCTAGGTGCTTGCATCCTTGAAGCGTGGATTCGGCAGCAACAGCTTGACAGCTTGAAGGTCGGAGACATCCACGATGAATGGCAGTACGACGTAGACCCCGAACACGTTTACGTTCACGCTGCGATTGCAGAAGAAGCTATCCGTGAAAGCGGGCGTAAGCTTAACATGAACGTCCCGTTGGACGCAGAAAGTAAGATTGGATTGACATGGGCAGAAACACACTAGACTGGAGAAAAGATTCAAGAGAATATTTCAACCAACTAAAAAGGTGTAGAGGGTATTTTGCAGTTATTGTAGCTGATCCTGATACCTGTGTAGCCAGCAAACAAGTGGCTAAAGAAGCTTTAAAAGAATTAGCACATTTTAATATAAAATAAAGCTTGACAAATTCTGAAAATGTGTTATACTAGTGGTGTAAGGTAAGGAGATTATGGATTACATAGACTTCGACGACATGAGTGAGTTCTACTGGGAAAGACCAATAGACTATTACTCACCTTACGCTAAAGCCCGTCGATGGGCAAACCAAAAGAAAATTGAAAAGAGAAAAGATAAGATGGAATCGAAAACAGTTTTCGCAAGTGGCCGCCTGTTTTGGCCAAAGATCGTAGGCGAACGTGCCCTCACCAACAACTACGAGGGTACTGCCAAAGAGTGGACGATGGAGTTCGAACCTGAGGACACTGAGTTCCTTAAGGAAGAGGGCCTCCTCGACCGACTGAAAGAAAAGGAAGACGCGAAGAACCCTGACAAGGGTCGCTTCCTTGTTCTCCGTAAGCCTGAGTTGAACTACGAAGGTGAGAAGAACGCCCCCATCCGTATCTACGACGAGGACAATGAACAGTGGCCGGAAGACCGACTTATCGGTAACGGCTCTAAGGCTGACCTCAAGCTTAAGATCGTAGACTGGGGTAAGGGTAAGAAGAAGAGTATCTGGGTCCTTGCTGTCCGAGTTACTGATCTCGTAGGTTACGAGACTGACGAGTTCGGTGCTATGGATGCAGAGAAGGGTGAGACGAAGCCGAAGAAGGCTAAGGCTGCACCTAAGAAGACTACCAAGGTTAAGGAGGACACTCCTGAGGACCTTGACGACGACATCCCCTTCTAAGGTCTAGTCGTCGGGCACGGAGAGCTATCTATCTCTGTGCTTCTCGCCCGTGGGTACACCAGCGCGGGATGAGTATTGAGCGCCACTGTGAGCGTTACTGGTGTCCAGTTTTACAGGTAGACCGGGTGGATACCGACAGCGTGGGATTGATTAGTTCGTCAAACGCGGGACCAATACCCGGCTGATCTGTGGAGGTTTAGACCGGGGTTCGCCACAGTAAGAATGACAATCCACCCCACCAGTTACCCGAGGTATCACCCTAAAGGTGTGCCCTCGGGGCCAAGGTCGGAGTAGTGTAACGGTAGCACGACGGTCTCCAAAACCGTTAGTCAGGGTTCAAATCCCTGCTCCCTCGCCAACCACCGGAGATAACTCGAATGAATAAATATCGGTTCACTTCCGAGGTACGTAGAGAGGTGCTTGACACTGTCTCTGTTAACGTACTGGCGGAGAGTGAAGACGAGGCCCGAGAGAAGGCCACACGAGTTCTCGAACAGTTCCCTGAGAGTCACGACATTGAAGGTGTTGACTACGTGTACATCGAGAACCGAGAACACCTTGACACTTCTGTTGTCAGGCTCATTGAAGAAGAGGGAAAAGATTGGCTAAGCTAGAAACACTACCGACTGACGTCTACAACTTGTTCAACCCTGACGTCGATCACGAGGTAGATGAAAAGAACCTAGATGCGTTCTGTGAGAATGTTCGTGAAATGTTCCGCAGCCGCTTGAAGAAGCAACAGGAGGCCCGATCTCCTCTTCGTTTCTCCGCACTAGGTAAACCTAACCGACAGATGTGGTACGAAGGTCACCCGGAAGAGGGGACCAAGGAAGCTATGCTACCTAAGACGTACCTCAAGTTTATGTACGGCGCACTTATTGAAGAAATGCTGCTGTTCCTTATTAAAGAGGCAGGACATGAAGTCACAGACGAGCAAAGGGAAGTTGAAGTCAACGGTGTCAAGGGCCACATTGATGCGATCATTGATGGTGTCGTTGTGGACGTCAAATCGGCAAGCCCTTACGGATATAAAAAATTCGAGCAAGACACTGTAACACAAGACGATCCTTTTGGTTACGTCTACCAGCTCTCCGGGTACGCCCATGAGTTGACCCCTAAGAAACCGGCAGCTTGGGTAGCGTTCGACAAGGTCGCAGGAGACATCTGCGTCAGCGAACTGAAACCTATTGTCATCGAACACCACGAACCGGCCCCTCGTATCGAAGAACTGAAAGAGGTTCTTGAGAACGACGAGCCACCGAAGCCTTGTTACGAGCCTGTACCTGACGGTAAGAGCGGTAACATGAAACTTCCTGTTGGTTGTTCCTACTGTGCACACAAGTTTAGGTGCTACAAAGATCAAGGAACCCCGCTACGTGGATTTGCCTACAGCACTGGTCCTCGATACCTTACTAAGGTTGCCAAGGAACCAAACGTCCCGGAGATTACGATTGACGGATTTTGATTATGAAGACATGCTAAAACGTTATATTAATTTAATAGGGCAAGTAGAGGGTACTATTTTTAGTGCTCACTGGGTCGGTGTCTTTAATGACGAAGAGATTAAAGAGTTGGAGAGACTAGACCGTGAAATTCAGGAGTAAATTTGAAAAGAGTGTGTATGAAGCCCTCGGCAAACTCAAGAAATCTGTGGACTATGAACCACAAGACGCCGTTATCCGTTACGTTACGCCTTCCCGGTACATCCCGGACTTTAGGCTCCCAAATGGAATATACATTGAATGTAAAGGATATTTCGACGCCCGAGCTAGAGGAAAAATGCGCCGAGTTAGAAAGGACAATCCGTCTCTCGATATTAGGTTTGTTTTCCAACGAGCTAATAACCGCATCACCAAGTCAAAGAACTCGATGATGTACTGGGAGTGGGCAGAACGTCACGGCTTCCCTTGGGCAGAAGGAACAATCCCGCAGGAGTGGTTTGATGAGTAACTATTACTACTCTGTAGTCAAGGTGTATGACGTAGCAAAAAACAAATTTACCTACAAAATCCTTAAAGGTAAGGAGCTTAAATGAGTAAACGTAAAAACAGTGTCGCCAAAGTTCTAGTAATAGATATTGAGTGGCAGCCCGCCCTTGCCTACGTGTGGCGAATGTGGGACCAAAACATTCAACCCGACATGCTAGTAGACCACGGTGGTATGCTTTGTTTCTGTGCTCACTGGGACGGAACGAAAGACTACATGTTCTACAGTAAATGGGAACACGGACAAAAGGGTATGGCAGAAGCCGCCCTTAGACTCATGGAAGAGGCTGACGCTGTTGTTACGTACAACGGTGACAAGTACGACATCCCCAAGATTACGGGTGAAATCATGCTTGCTGGTCTGACCCCTCCTCCTGTTGTCGCCAGCATCGACCTTATCAAGACGGTCAAGAAGTTTGGGTTTAATATGAACCGTATGGCTTATGTTGCTCCTCGTCTTGGTATTGGTGAGAAGCTTAAGCACGAAGGCTTTAACTTGTGGAAGTCCGTAATGGACGGAGACAAGAAAGCTCAGGAACGGATGAAAAAGTACTGTATTCAGGATGTCCGCATCACTGCTAAAATGTACAGCAAAATCAAACCGTTCATCAGGAACCACCCCCACCTTGACCCAAGTGTTAAGACTCGGTGCCCTGCGTGTAACAGCCCCAAGACCCAGAAGCGAGGTCAACGACACACTCGTTGCTTCCGTATTCAGCGTAACGCTTGTACTAACTGTGGTCACTGGTTCGAAACTACTAGATCAAAGATTAAGTAAAATGGATGAAGAATTTCAGAAACGTTTGAGTGACCGCTTCACGGGTCCAGAGCTGATCGAACTGCTTGACGTACCTGTCGAGGAGTTAATCGAACTACTCTGGGAGCCTTACATCACGGACAACAAAGAGGAACTAGAAGACTATGTCAACTACGGTAGCTAAGGAATTTACTAATGACAAGGCGGAAGACGTCGCCAAGGGTGCAATCAAGTATGACGGAGGCAAATCTCCAGTATTTAGGGGGGCAGTTTCTTACTTCCCTCGGGCAATTAGCGCAGTTGCCGAAGTCTCCGCTTTCGGAGCTAGTAAGTACGAATGGAACGGATGGCGTGGAGTTGACGACGGGTATAACCGATACTCTGATGCAATGGTACGACACCTTGGATACGAAGGATCGGGAGAAGTTCTGGACCCTGATAGTGGACTTCTACATGCTGCCCATGCCGCATGGAACGCCCTCGCGCGTCTCGAACTCTTGATCAAGGAACAGCAAAATGAAAATCAGTAAACGTAAGACCCAAAAGAAAGACAAGACCCAGTGGAACGATTGGTTCGCTTGGTACCCTGTCCGTATCGGCGAGGACCTCGTGTGGCTGGAGACTGTTCAGCGTAGGGGTGTAGAGACTATCGTCGCTACTTACGATCATAACATGGTCCTAGCAGAAGAGGTAATCGAGTATGAGTACCGAAGTAAAACAGACTGAGTCTTGTATCACAACGGTTAACGGCAACTGGTTTGACATCCTTAAACCAGAGGAGTACCAGTATGACATTGAAGAAATTGCCACAGCACTTAGCAATCTGTGTCGGTACACTGGCCACGTTAACCGCTTTTACTCCGTGGCAGAACACTCTGTTCTTGTCAGCCGTATCGTTCCTGATAACCTTGCTCTCACTGGTTTGCTACACGATTCTTCGGAAGCATTCCTCGGAGACGTAAGCTCCCCACTTAAGAAGCTACTCCCTGAGTACAAGAAGATTGAAGAAAATGTGGAAAAAGCTATTGCCAATCACTTTGGTATTAAGTTCCCTTACCCTCCCGAGATCAAGGAAGCGGATAAGAGAATGTACTGGCAGGAACGACAATCTATTGCCGATAACGGTGTACGAGATAAGCTCTGGCACCAAGACCTGAGGGCTACCCGTAAAGTGGAAGCTAAGGGTATGGCCCCTCACATGGCAAAGAGGATGTTCATGTCTCGGTACAATGAAATCATAAAACAAAAAGAGAAAGTAGGCGAACTACTCAATGAGTAAGACTAAACTAGAGAATAAGATCAACAACAAGTGGAACGACGAAGAGGTCCTTGAAAACCTTGCACTGTTCCTCGACCGAGTTAAGGTAGGGACGACGTTCGTACAGAACGACGACGGAGCACTGACCCACAGTATCTGTGTCTTCTCTGCTGGCGACAAGGTTATTGTCAGCGATCCTGTAGAATTTGAGTGGCCTCTGATGCTCATGCCACAACCAGAAGCACTAAAGAAAGTTGACAAGGAGGAAGACACTAATGGCAACTCGTGAAGAACGCGTAGCTGAGTTTCACAAGGCAGGAGACAACGGGACTGTTACCAGTGGTGGCAGTCTCTCTCTTTATGTCGATTGTTTCTCGGAAGAACTCGCAGAGTTTAACGAAGCAATGGCGGACTACATTACTGATCCGTCGGAAGAAAGCCGAGCCAACCTCGTCAAGGAGTGGGCTGATGCTGCCTACACCCTGTCGGCTCTGGCCTACTTCTTTGAGATTGACGGTGAGGAAGCCTTCACTCGTGTAGCAGACAACAACATGACTAAGGTTGGTGCTGACGGTAAGGTCACCAAACGTGAGGACGGTAAAATCCTCAAACCAGAGGGTTACGTTAAAGCAAATATGAAGGGGTTGTAAAGTGGAGCCTCTTTTCTATTATATATCTTTCAGTGAATATGATCTGAATTCAGACGGGTTGATTTTTAGGAGTGTTAAAAGCGCTGAAAAGTTCGTAAAGCAAGCCCTTGAAGATTGTGATGCGCCTGAGACTTATGAAGAGTACAAGGATGGCGGTTTCCTGACTATTGAGGGAGTAAAAGTTTATGAAGACTAAACCGTTTAACTCTCCTTATCAGGAGTACATTCACAAGAGCCGCTATGCCCGATGGCTTGAGAGCGAAGGGCGTCGTGAGAACTGGGATGAAACGGTACAGCGCTTGGTGTCTTACTACGGTAAGTCGATCAAGTGGGACGGAGCGTTCAACGAGTTTGATGAGCTTTACGAAGCTATCTACAACCTTGACGTGATGCCCTCTATGCGAGCGATGATGACGGCTGGTCCTGCACTGGACCGCTGTCACGTTGCTGCTTACAACTGTGCTTATCTTCCCGTTGACAGTCCTCGTTCGTTTGACGAAACCATGTACATTCTTATGTGCGGTACGGGTGTCGGCTTCTCTGTCGAGACCAAGTACATCGACCAGCTCCCTAAGATCAGTGAAGAGTTCGCTGAGACGGACACTGTCATCAAGGTGGCAGACTCTAAGGAAGGTTGGGCTAAGTCTCTTCGTGAGCTTATCTCTCTCCTTATCGCTGGTCAGATTCCCTCGTGGGACACGTCTAACGTCCGAGCTGCTGGTGAACGTCTCAAGACCTTTGGTGGTCGAGCTAGTGGCCCTGAGCCTCTGGAAGACCTGTTCAAGTTCTGTATTGAAACCTTCACTCAGGCTGCTGGTCGCCGACTGACGAGTATTGAGTGTCACGACATTATGATGCAGATTGCTGCTACGGTTATCGTAGGTGGTGTCCGTCGTAGTGCTATGATCTCTTTGTTCGACGTTACTGATGACCGGATGAACAAAGCTAAGCACGGCGCTTGGTGGGAACATCAGGTTAACCGAAGCTACGCCAACAACTCCGCAGTGTACGACAATCGTCGTCCTGACGTTGGCTTCTTCATGGGTAAATGGAAAGAACTGTATGACAGTAAATCAGGAGAACCCGGACTCTTCAGTAGGTATGCTTGCCAAGCAATTGCTGAACGAAATGGACGCCGTGATGCTTCCTTTGATTTCGGGACAAACCCTTGCAGTGAGATTATCTTGCGCCCATTCGAGTTTTGCAACCTTACCGAGGTCGTTGTCCGCTCTGGCGACACAGTGGTTGACCTCAAAAGAAAGGTACGCCTTGCTACAATACTCGGAACGATACAGTCAACTTTCACCGACTTCAAATATCTAAGAAAGAAATGGAAGGACAACTGTGATGAAGAAAGGCTCCTTGGCGTTAGCCTCACGGGTGTTTGCGACAATCTTCAACTCCTTACTGGAGACAAGACCCTTGCAACCCTCCGAGAAGTTGCCGTTGCCACGAACAAAGAGTGGGCCGAGCGCCTTGGTATCCCTCAGAGCGCTGCAATTACTTGTGTTAAACCTAGTGGCACTGTTAGTCAGCTTGTTGACAGTGCTAGCGGTCTTCACACTCGTCACAGTCCTTACTACTTACGTACTGTTCGTGCAGATAACAAAGACCCTGTTACTGCCTTTCTCAAAGATAAGGGAGTATATAACGAACCGGACATAACCAAGCCTGAAACAACTACCGTGTTTTACTTCCCGATTAAAAGCCCTGACGGTGCTGTAGTACGGGATGACATGAGTGCTGTTGACATGCTTAACCTCTGGGAGACTTTGCAGGATGAATGGTGTGAACACAAGCCGTCGGCAACGATCAACGTCAAGGATGACGAATGGATGGATGTCGCAGCTTGGGTCTACGAGAAGTTCGACAAACTTTCTGGAGTATCTTTTCTGCCGTCTGATGGCGGGACTTACAAACAAGCTCCGTATCAAGAGATAACAGAGAAGGAATACGACGAGTGGTGCCAGAAGCATCCTCTGCCGGAGATCGACTGGGATGAGTTGAAAAACTACGAGTGGTCCGATCAAACAACCGCCAGCCAAGAGTTTGCTTGTGTTGGTAATTCATGCGAGGTAAATCTGTAATGGATCATATTCTAGACAGTATTAAAACAGAACGTGGCTATCAGAAAGAACGGTGGGGAGGGGTAGCAGATGACGCTGCCAACAACACCCCTACCGACTGGACTGCTTACATTTCTAAGTACAGTACAGGTTATCTAGATGGCCTCCCTCCTCACAATTATGAGGACGACTTCCGTACATCTATGCTTAAGGTTGCTACTCTTGCGGTAGCAGCTATTGAAGCTTCTGAATACAAGGAGAAAAACAATGCGTAACTTTCTTAATCGAAAAGAAACTTATACCAATCTCAATCTTGGTGTTATTCTGCTTGGGGCGTTTGCTCTAGGCGCTATTCTTTTCTAACCAACAGTAGATACAAAAAAGGCTCCCTAGGGGTAATTCCCTAAGGAGCCTTTTTTTGTGCTTATTTTTTGTACTTCTCAACTTCAAGGCGAAGTCTTCGAATCTGCTCTACAAGTTTATCTACTTCTATACGATGCTTCTCGTCCCGCTCGGCTAACTCTAACCGTAGGGCTTCAACTTCTTGAAGTAGTTTCTCAGATTCTCTTTTATGTATCTCTTCTCTCTCCCGGCCTTCCGCTCTGATAGATTCCAACTCTTCCTTAGTAGAGTTAAGTTGTGTGATGAGTGGCTCGATCAGTTCTTTCCACGCGTTCAAAGCCAAACCAGTCTCGTCTGCCTTAGTTTTACGTACAACGGTGAAGTAACCTAGAAGACCAGTAACACCAGCGCCCAAGAAACCAGATAAGATTTCAGAGAACTCTAGCATAATTAGTAAATCCCTTCTAGGTATTCAGGCTTTTTGTAGCCCACCTTCTTCGAGTCCACACCTTTGATCTTTTCATAGGTCCGGTAACCACCGATACCAAGAATACCACCAAGGATTACCATCAAGTCACCGAGGTCCATAGAGACAACGCCGTCGTTCCAGAGCTGCACAGCAATCTGAACGGGGTAGTACATGAACAGTGACAGAGCGCCGACCCACCCGATACCGGGACGCCAGCCAGCAACAAACACGCTGGGGTGTTTTGCTTCCTCTTTGTTGACTTCGATCTGAGCAATCACCTCATTGTGAAAGCGTTTGTCAGCCTCGTCAATCAGTTCCTTGACCTTGAAGTCAAGCTCTCGTTTCTGGTCCTTGTCAACCACTGCCTTGCCGACGATGTCAGTGACAGGTTTGATAAGGTCCCCTAGGATGCTTCCTAAGCCCATTTGTCTAGCTCCTCACGGATGTTGACCTTAGTCGCACTGGACCACTTAGGCGAGTACGAAGGTTTGTTAACTTTGGTGTACAGGGTAGCGGTGCCGTCACCACTCCACTCACCGTCGAAGAAAAGATCACGTTCAGCTTTACGACGCGGGATAATCTCCGGGGGAGATCGCCAGTTCATAATTTGCTTACGAGCCAGTTCATCGTTACCAGCGTTAAAGGATTTGACCCACGATGCCTTGTTGATACCACCAGTGTTGTAGTGGAACGACAGAGCAGCAGCGAGCTGTTCCTTAGTCAGCGGGCGAGTGAACGCCCTCTCAACAGCGGGGAGATACTTAGTACGAACCAACCACTCAAAGATTTCAAGAACCTTGCTAAGCGTTTGGGGTTTGTCTTTGTACCTACCTACTCTGTGGCCCGAGTTATCAGTAACACCGATACCCCAAGTCCAGATACCTTTACTGTCCTTGTAAGCCTCAAGAACGATGCCTTCGTGAGACACAAGCTCAGCCAGTACATCAGTATCTACACGAGGTTCCAAAGGCAGATCAGGTTGAGAAGGGGCGGCCCCCTCGGAGGTGTATTCCTCCAAGAGAGCTACCACTTTTAGCATGAACTCCTCTAAGATTTCTCTTAGTTTCTGTTCGTTCATTTCTTACTCTACTCCCATAAGGACTACCATGTCCTTCTTAGTTTGTTCACGAGCGTCGTTACGGACAGCCTTGATGACTTCCGCTTTCTCTGCGTCCGAGAGGTTCTTCCAGTTAGGATCAGCCAACTCGTCCTTCATCCACTCTTGCGTGTAGATGTTGAGCAAACGCTCCCACTCCTCACGAGCTTCCCCTTTCAGGGTCACTACGCCGTCCTTGACCGAGACGTACTCGTTGCTCCCGTCCTCAAGACCTTTGTCTTTGTAGGTTTTAGGAGCTTCAAGTTCTGCCTCAGGGTCGAGGTTCTTAGGAGTAAAGTCCTGCACACCGACACCAAAGACGCCGGGGGCAGCGCGAGCAGCACCTTCTTCGATGCCGTACTTACTCATCATGTCAGCCAAGTCAGAAGCGAACATAGGCACGAACCGCTGAGCAGTCGAGTCTACAGCGTCGAACTCTTCGCCAACCACGTTCTCACCAGCAAGGTAATCACCCACGTAGGATGCGACAGGAGACAACTTGTTTCGGAAGAACCTGCCAACCGCACCGAATGCAGTCTGGTCGAACTTACCTTCACCTTCGTTGTACCGCTTAGTCTTACCAGTACTAGTAGTTTTGTAGTGGTCGATACCCGGCTCACCCGTCACACCTTCGTAGGCGTTAGAGCCAGCAAAGGCACCGAGACGAGCAGCAAGAGTAATGTACTGACCGAAGCCACCAAGAACGTCGTATCGAGTGTCACCCTTACGCAGCTTACCGAAGTCAGAGCTACGGGGATCAGCCTCTACGTCCATTCCAGCCATGCTTGCCAGAATCATAACACTCAAAGCAAATCCACCGAACGACAGCAGCGAGATAAGTGCTTGCTTCCGTACTTCGGGGTGCAGCTTGACGTAGTTGTCAGGCCGCAGCATGTTAACACGCGAAGCCATAAGGCGAGGCGAGAAGAACGCAGCAGTCAACTGAGGAGCAGCACTGTTCCAGTTGCCCAGACTACCACGACCAGTTGCGTTACTGATGAACCAACCAAGGTCCTTAAGAGCCTTCTTGTCTAGAGCCTTCTTGTCTTTCGACAAGTCAACACCAGCACCTTCAAGGTCAGCAGCCATCGAGTCGAAGGCATCAGCACGGAGCTTGTTCAGGAAGCCAGTGTATGCGCGGTTAGAAGCACGAACTCCGGGAACCTTTTCAGCCCACTGAGACATGAAGTCTTCTTCACGAGAGCTAAGCTTACCGTCGATAGTCGAGAAAGCAACACCAGCTTCCGTCATCAGCGGGTAGGTGTCCCTACTCGTGATGTCCCGCATCAGTCCACGGTAGCTCTCCTCACTCATGGCGTACTTGAACATGGAGGGCATTGCCTTCCAGAATTCAGGACGACCAACGAGGAAGATACCCTGACGGAGCGGGGCGGAAAGGTCCATCGAAGACATCAGAGCACGCGGAGTGTTCAAGATATTCGCAAACGCTTGACCAAACTTACCGGGCTTCTTGTCCTGAGTTTCCTCCAGACCTTCTTGCACTTCCTTAGCGAACCTCATAAAGACGTCATCGTCCTCAAGAGCATTCTGCAAACCACTGAGGGCCGACTGAATACCAGAGACACGACGCTTCGTAAAGCTCAACTCCTGAATAGCACGCAACGCACGACCAGCTTCACCCTGTTCATCAAAGATGCGGGCAGTCAGGTCTTGGAAACGAACCAGAGTTTTAAGGTACTCCTGCTTGTCGCCAGCAGTAAAGTTACCGCTGTTGATCTTAGCAGACAGTCTCGTGATCTTAGTGTTCATCTTATCGGCTGCGATGTCGTACATCATCAACCGCTTGGAGATTTCACCAAGGTTACTCTTACGCTTCATCAGGTCACTAGCAGTAAAACCACGAGCTTCCGCTTCTGCCTTGATGTCACTCATCGACAGAACAGTAGGTTCGTAGTCTTTAACAGCAGCGTTCAAGATGTCAAGAGCATTCTCAGACTCGAACAGTTCATCAGAGTTCAGTTCGTTAGGATCAACCTTGATGTTGTCCACACGACCCGGACGCATGTACCGTACAGAAGGAATGTACTTAGACATGTCCGGCTGGGGAGTGTCAGGAGCATCGTAACCGTAAGACTTAAGATAGGCGTCGTTGTAATAAGACAACCACTCTTCATCTATTCCTAGCCTCTCCGCTGCTTTCCTAGCTTCATCCGGCTTCATCTGGCTTAACTCATAGTTATTGTAAACTTCGAGTTCTTTCAGAAAGGTTTTCGCCGCTACAGAAGGATTACCCACAACGTTCCCAGCGTTATCTCCGGGGTATTTACGCTGTAGTTTAATCCTCTCCTTAGAGGCTTCTGACCTCTCTACAGAAGCAGCCCTACCGAAAGTATCAGCAGAGATCAACGAGTCAGGATCAAGATGAGGTTCACTCGAAAGAGGAGCCGTCGCGGCCCGCTGTTCCGGGGTCATGTCCATACGAGCCTGAACGTCACGAGCCTCAGCTTCACCGTAAAGGTGTTCGTAAGCTTCGTACTGTGCCTGCTTATCCTTACCGACAATGCGACGTACCGTAGCCGGAACCTTGTCTTCGATTGCCTTGTTAAGCTGTGCTAGTTCAAACTGCTTTCTGCGGGCTTCCCTACGAGGTCTGCCTGCTTCAAGCTTAGCGCCAGCGGGGGTACGAAGAACAAGCTTGTCCCACAGTTCATCCAGTTGGTCTAGTTCAGCAGAGTTAGCTGTACTGTAGATGTCCAACCCAAGCTCATCAACCATGTCAAGGTACAAATCGTCCGTTGCACGGTCATCGCCTGAGATACTGTACACATCCCTAGCCATTTCAATAGTAGGATGGTTAAGGTAGTGTTCAAAAGCGTCAGCCGTAGCGTTAAGCCGCTTAATGTCGCTCTTCATAAACGTCGAGTACTGCTTAGCCCCTTTGAACAAGACCGGATCAGGCATGTTCTTGAGAGCACTCTCAGGAGTACCACCAAAAGCAAAGTCCTCAAGGAACTGGACAGCGTGCTGAGCTTCGTGAAGAAGTACGCTCTTAGCTTCCTTGTTGCTCATCTTCGGAGACAGGTAGATAGTACCTTTAGACGGAGAAAAGAAACCGCCTTCACTACCGTTGTCGTAAAGGATGTTCGAACGAGTGACCTTGATGTCATTCAACATCGGGTAAGCGTCCATAAGTTCCGGGTGATCGAGTACGTCACTCAAGTAGAGTGCGCCGTCATCCGAAAGCTCTTGGAAACGAGGATCAGCGAGAACGTCAAGAGCGTCCCTATATTGGAACGACTGGTAGACTTCCGAACCCGGAATGTCTTTAGTGTCCTTTACGTGCTGAGCAAGGTTCTCAAGAGTGTCAGAGTTGACCTTTAGGACGTTGGCGTCAAGATCACTAATCTCTTTACGCCACCTGTTGTCGTCACCCTTGAACCAACCCAACGTAGGACGAACATCGGAGTTACGAGTTACGTCAACCCCTTCTGCTTCCATGCGCTGTGCTTTTCGCAGGTCTTCCTTAGATTTCTCCGTAAGGTTCTCAGCTTTACGACCGATGAACATGTAACGAGGACCAGCGTTAAGGGCCTCACCCGTTGCAATCTTCTTACCGTCCGTCACCGTCCTGTGTGCTGTAGCCAAGATAGCCTTGATTTCACGCACACTGTAGTTGATGTTAAGACCCATAGCACGGCCAATTTCTTTGACCTTGTTAGCTACGGTGTCATAGAACGTCTTAGGAAGTTTGCCGTTCTCACTCCACTCAGCCATGACTTCCTCAGCAGCCCTAGTGGCGCTGCCGTTGTAGGCGTCAGGGTTGTTGTCCATCCACTTAGAAACCTCAGCACTAAACTCAGGACTCTCTTGGATGAACGTGTCGAGCGTAACGTCAAGCTCATCAGCGAACCGCTGTTCAAGGCCGTAGTGGCCGAGGCTCTCGTGGAACAGTACCGAATTAGTAACGTCCTCGGGGCCTACGTTAAGGCGGTTAGCTTCTTTGACTACTGCTTCACTGTTGATAGCAACCTTACCGTCACCGAGGTAGACACCAATGGCGTCAGTGTCGATGTTACGAAGAGGACCGAAAGAGTCGTGAACCTCAATCTGAGGGGCGTTCTTCCAGCCTTCCGTTGCACGGTTGATGTTGTCAGCAATGTCAGCACTCGTCTCAGCAATCTGTTGCTTGTACTGCCTAGAGCCTTTACGGTTCGTAGGAGTACGCACAGCAGTCGCTCCAGAGGGACGAGCAGCAGTGTCGATGTCTTTGTTAGTTAGGGTGCGAGCCACCTTAGCAATGCCTTCAACACCGCCCTGTAGGGCACCACTGAAAGCTGCGTCAGCAAGGACTTCTGCACCGCTGAACTCATCACGAACACCAGCGTTGATGTCAGCCGCCTGATAACCAGTGCTAGCACCAGCACCTACAGCGGCACCAGCACCAATACGAGCACCAGTCGAGAGCGTGCCACCGAGAGGGATAAAGTCCTCAGCGCCAGCAGACAGCAGCTCAGAGGCCAACCAAGGGACGATAGGATCGTTCTCAGCAAGCTTCTCACCGCGTTCACGCAGACCACGCTGGGTCTTAGCGATCAACTCTTCGTGAATTTGTTCTAGTTCGTCTTCTGAGGCATCAGGGAAGTGCTGACGAAGCTGGTCTTTACCAGTGTCCATCCAGTCGTGGAAGTTACGAGCCAGCACACCAGAGGTGCCGTACTGTACAGCGTTCTGATACCCACGCTCAAAAGCTTCGGCCCAAGTAGGGTCCTCAGGAGCTTCCAAGCCTTCTGCACTAGGCAGGTTAAACATGTTGTCGATGCCGGACGTGTACGTAGCAGCGCTAGACACACCACCAGCTTCTTTAACTTCTTGAGTGTACTTATCCCAAGCAGCCTTACCACCAACAAACATTTCAGCAGCAGGAACGATACCACTCTCACGGGCCTTTTCCTGTAGCGTCTTGTTGATCTGTTCGTAAGGCACATCTTGCAATGCGAGGTCAGCAAGGAAGTCGCCACTGCCTTCACCAAGGAAGCGAACGTCTTCTACTCCCTGAGGAGCGAAGCCCTGCTGTACAACAGTTTGCATTTCCTGTTCACCCATAGGGACAGGAGCAGCCGAGGGAGCCGGAGCCGCTTGAGGAGCAGCAGCGTTAGGAACCCCCTCGGGTGCCGGGGTACTTACAGAAGGAGTTTTGATTTCACGCTCAGCCAGTTGACTGTCGTCGAGAGTCTCGATCCACTGAATAGCCTCTTCACGGGTGGTGCCTTCGACACCTTCTACTTTGTAGAATTTACCCGTAACGGTGTCTTCAATTTCAAACGTGTTACTGTAATTCGGAGTAGCCAACTGTAGGCTCCTTCTTGTTATCTAAAGCGTGACTTGCCGGTTTCAACCGGACGGCGACCATTCGTAGAGCGTGCACCACCAGAACGGACATACTTGTCATAGAAGTCCTTTTCTGCCGGGGTACGTTGACTTTCTGGTTTTGCTCCAATTTCCTTGTAGTATTCCAGAGTAGTCTGTCCACGGGGCCTAGGGGCAGCCCGAGGTCGAGTTGCGTTCATACGCGAAGTGTCAGCGTTCTGCTGAGAAATGCCGATACGCTTGTCACCCTGTTCCAGACGACGTTCACCCTGCTGGGCAGTAATCTGGCGGGAGACTGGCATACCACCCTGAGCAATGACAGCCGCATAGTCCGGGTCATAAACGTCAGGTACCATGTATTCATCAGTAAGACCACCAACTTCCTTAATCCTGTTGAGGATCGGTTTGATCCGTTCGTAGGTTTCAGGGGTTGCAGCACCGATCATGTTACTGAACAGTGCACCGTAGTCTTCATAGCTTTTCTGTAGGTTTTTGTTTTGGTCAAGTTCAAGACCAGACTGTTTAAGACGCTGTGTCTGTGCGTCGTTCAACTGGTCGAAGAACTGGCCCTGTAGTTTACCAGCCTGCTCAGCGTAACCAGCGTTAGCCAGTCGTTCCATAGCAGCCATCGGGTCCTGAGAGAAACCAACCATAGCGTCAGCTACGCGTTCCTGTTCACGACGCTGTGCGTACATGGGCTTGTTGCCTGACTGCATCAGGAAGGCGTCACCTAGGGTACCTAGAATGTCACGAAGAGTTCCTTTAGTACCGAACCTACCCTTTCTTTCAGGGGCCTGATCTTGTACGTACTGTAGCTCTTCGAGATAGTCCACGTTACTCATGTTAGGAGCAGTAGGACCACGAGAACCAGCACTTGTCGGCAAAGGAGCTTCCTCTTGAACAGTACGTTCTACGATGATAGGCTCTTGTTCAGGGACTTGTTGGGCCTGAGGGCCACCCTGAGCAGCAAACAACGCCATAAGAGGGTTAATAGCCATATTCTAGTTTCTCCTTATCCGCCAGCGATACCCGACATAGCTCCACCAATAAAGCCACCAAGGCCCGGCTTGCTTTTCGAGGTACCAGTGCTAGTGTTCTGACCACCTGCGGCAGTAAGAGAGTTAGCAGCGTTAAACCCGAGTCCAGCCTGCTGTAGCAGACGATCCATGTAGTTGTTAGCGTACGTGTTCTGTAGGTTAGTACCGAACGCCTGTAGTCCTTTAGCCGTTGGGCCGCTTCTCAGCATCCCTTTTGCAGCAGCGTTACCAGTGATACCACGGGAACCCTGTTCTGCTACGGCGTCGAAACCTGTTGCGTCTTTGAAACTGTTGAAACCAGACATATCTCCAGAGAGTAGAGCTTGCAAGGCATTAGCGCCTGTACCTGCCATACCCATAAGAGGAGACATTGCTTGGTTAACAGAATCATAAGCCCTGTTACTGGAAGTAGAAGTCTGTTTGCTCTTACTCCCACCGAAAATCTTACTCATGTCGAGCGTTCTCCCATTCTTGTTTAGTTAGTACGACAAAATCGCAAAGCCCTGCCGCTGTGTCAGTGTGCCCGTAAGACTTGAAACCGAGCCTACGGTTCATCCAAAGAGCACCTTTGTTGTCCAGCGGAGTTAACCCGCAGATAACCTCAACGTTGTACCGACCACTAAAAATCTCCTCTAGTGCGGCTTTAGCAGATTTGACTGCACTTTTACCGCGACTGTGGAAGAAGTAGTGGCCGTGTACAGCGTGAGGCGTCTTGTGTTGTCGCTCGAACAGAGCAACGTCTCTTGTTTCGGGGTCAATCAAAGCAACGTTAGCGTCGTTGTCTAGCCACTCTTCGGGGTAGAACCCTTGAATGTCTTTCATGTACGCGTCAGTCGCTTGAAGGACGTCGTGAAGCTTAATCGTTCTTTTCACTTTGTTACTCTAACTCTGGACAGGCTAGGTAGCAACTACCGGAGTCTGTATTTAAGGAAGTTGAAACAGCAATAGAGTTCACCGTTGCACGGATACTGTAAACATCGTCAGCACCAGCGTTAACAGCAACAGTGTTGCCGCCTGTATATCCGATAGACACTGGGGTTGATCCCGTGCCGTCTGTTCGAACAATCAGGAAAGCCGTTCGGACTCCTGCGGTAATAGTACACTCAGTGAAGTCGAACTCGTACGCTCCTTGCGTCGTAGGCAAACCAGAAACCGTAGACGATTCTGCTAGTACAGCCGTGACGTTAGTCGAGCCATCTAGCTCCACCACGAAAGCTTTATACGTTGCGCCACTTGCAGGAGTCATAAACGCTACGATCTTACTACACGTCCTGTTACGAGAGAAGTAACCTTGCAATCCTTTAGTTGCGAAGTTAGAACTAGACGACCCGTCGTACTCTTCTTGCGGACTTAGGATAATCTTACCACTTCCACCGCCGCCGCCGCCTCCACTTTGGTTAGCAGGTACCCACTCATTATCTGCTGCAACATAGGCCATGACCTGTCCGTCAGTAGGAGGGGTAGTCGTTAAGTCAACGTCAGTTAGATCGTCAAGACTTAGAGGATCGAGGTTGATGGTGCGGTCCTCAGAAAGGTCACCCCCTCCGCTAAGACCGCTACCAGCAATAATCTCTGTAGTCTTGTCAGCCTTGCCGTCAATCTGACTCGCTAGTTCCGCTATCTCAGTGTCAGTCCCTGTCTGACTGTCCCCTCTGTCGTTCAACAGACGGAGCAGATAAGTGGTAGGAGTACCGTCAGGGTTAACAATAGGGAACCTACCGTCAAGGTCTTGAATACTCGGCATGTGTTATTCCTCTAGTGAAGCGTCAGTGTAGTCAATCCTACGTAGAGCGCCGTAGTCAGTGACACGGAGCAATCGACCCGGAGAAGTAAGACTACCGAGACTGCGCCAGTTGGCTCTCGTGTTGTAGTCACCTTGGGTCAGTGTAACGTCACCCGCGTCGTTGTAAGTGTTACCCCTGTCGTCAGAGAATGAGAGGTTAACAGTCACGAGGTCTTCGTTCGTTGCGTCACCGATGCTGCCCTCTAGGACAACGTCGTACATGCGCCGCGAGTTGTAACCTCTGTGAGTGACCTGACCTTGGATAACCCGTTTGAAAGATCGCTGAACGTCTGCACCGTCAAGGGCGTCGTCGTCAGTGTCACTGTCAGGGTCCAAGAAGTACAGGGCACCGTTACCGTCATCACCAACAAGGATGTTAGAACCAAACAAAGCCGCTTGGCCATCGGCTCCTAACCAGTTGGTACCGTTGTAAGCTCTCCACAGCGGAGTGTCACTAGAACCCCACACGTACCACTGTTCACTGTAAACGTCGTACACTAAGGTTTCATCGTTACCGAGACGAAGGACGTAGAAGTCATGTCCGTCAATAGTAAATGTCCAAGCACGGACACGGGGGTCGCTAACCCGGCCTTTAACAACTGCAAGCGTTCGAGCCTGCGTTACCTGAATTTCTTCTGGTTTCTTGTTGTAAGGGACGACCAAACGAGCCTGAGTAGATTCGATATGTTCTGCCGGGATGTTCGCAACCCCAAGAGTCCTAGCTTGCGTTACTTCTACTTCTGCTGTAGAAACAGCGTCTGTCACCGTAATCACACGCCCTTGAGAGGAACGAATCTCTGGGGTTGCAACCATGTTACGTAGTCCTGTCTATTTTAAGTTGAGCCGCGTTAACACCAGAGGGTGTCCAAGCTGCGGCAGTGTCAGGGTCAAGTTCTGAGACGTCAGACCAGTAAGTCTGCGCCGTAGTGATAGGTCGATCTGCACCAGCGTCATCTGAACCATTACTAGTCATCGACACCTGTAGGCTACCGTCACCACCATCGGTCTTTGCTGCTCGAACACGAGTAATAAGACCACGGACACTAGTAACGTCTGCCGGGAGGTCTTCAAGATCGAAGACAGCAGCAGCCGGAGGAGTGTCGTCAGCAGCGATGTAAGCTACGCCGTCATCAGGCGGGTTGCTATCCAACACCGAATAACCATTGGCAGCAGTAGAGGTCCAACCAGTAGGGAACGTGTCATCTGCCGTAGGGGCAAGGTCATAAACCAGCACCGAACCGAAGAAGTCGTTGTTTGCCGAGCCACTGCTATCCCAAACCACGAGGTCCTTGACCTTAACGTCGGTCGAACCGGAATTACCCGAGCCGCTGGACCCGCAGGCGATTTGCGATGTGGTGGGCGCGAGCGGTGTCGGGTCGGTATCGTCCAGAACAGTAACACCCTCTACCCTTACTTCAATGTCTCCGGTACCCGCGTTGAACTTAGCTTCAATGTGCCACCAAGCCTCAGGGGTAAGAACAGGTCCAGTAGTTGCACCAACCACAACGCTGCCGCTGTCGATAGCCTCAAGAGCGCCGGTCGGGGTAACCCGGATACCGAGAATGCGATCATTCGATCCGTCCCGGAACTGGATGATGGTTGGTCGGTCATCATCGCTGGCCGGAATCTGCTCTAGGTAGAACCGCGCTGCCACGCCGACCGTGGCGTTAGCCGCAGGGAGCACCCAGCGAATACCTCGTTCGTTGCCGCTGAACCGAAGGCTCAGGACTTTGCCGACGGAAACGCCGTCAGGGTCGTTTATGATGGTCGCGCCGTAGGTGGATGCATACACACCGTCGTCAAGGAAAGCAGAGTCGCTCCCATAGTAATCAAAGTTGTCTGCGTGAAGTAGCATGACGTTAAATTCCTTTACATGTTGGTGCGGGCTTTTTCATTTTCTTTAGCTCGCCTAATTCGTTCTTCAATGTCTGGCCGTGAAATACGTTTCTGACCACCTTGAATTTGAAAGACGCCACCGTCTTCATCAACAACGATCAGACTGTCTTTTACCTGAACAGCCGTACCTTCCCAAGAACCACGGTCAAAGAGGATACCTCTGTACCGCTGCATGGGGGAATTTACGTCACCAGTCGTTTGCCAAGGCTCAGTAGTGTTCTCACCAAGGAGCCAGAACAGGTCACCGAAGACAACAACCTGATGAAGTCCGTCAGGGTTACGTTCAGCTGTAGCAAAGTTCAACGGATCAACAGTGTTCTCACCGGGATCAATCCAGTAGAACTGACCTTTGTTGTCGTCGTTCTGCTGAGGGATCACGATGATGTAAGAGTTGATGTGAGCCACAGAGACAGCACCAAGATCGTCAGGCAAGTAAACCTGTCGGATGCTGGCCGACCCACCGTCAGTGAGTGTAGCGTCATCCCAAGCCATGTTCGAACCAGTCTCAGTAGTCGTGGTCGTGTTACCTAAGCCACCAGCAAGCTTGGACTCCACCGACAACTCGGTAGCGTTGAAGCCTGTAGGTTGGACCGTAGGGTGAGCAGTAAGTCCCGTACTGTAGTCAGAGCCTTCTACACCGTTAGCGTCAATCGCTACGTAGAGGTTTTCAATCGACTCCACAAGGGTTACGTTCATGTTAATCAACCACGGGTTACCGGACGAACCGTCAGGAGTACCACTGTCAACCGAACCAGTAGTGAACTGGTAGTAGACGTCACCGATACGCACCTGTTCTCCGTTAGTAAGAGGCCCAGTAAACTGTAGCCTACCACGAGAAGGGCTGTTGTCAGTGTACACCCAGAGAACCGAACCCTCTGCGATGTAAAGGTAAGCAGGGACCTCTCCAATAGGAGCAGTCGTAGCCATACTCACGTCACCGACGTCAAGAGTACTGATCGTACCAATAAGCGTAGACTCTAGTGTTTCTCTGTCGAGCCTGTGAAGGTCGGTACCAGAGACGATGAACGCGTCACCGTCGAAAACACCGGGAGAGCTGAACACTTTACGAATTGGGCCAGACCCAACCTCGGCACACTTTTTCATCGCAGGGCGAGAAATGACTGAAACCATTGAGTCGTTCAGAGCCGGGTTTTTCTCAGCGTACCTGTTGTACATCTGAACGTACGGCTCTTGAGCAACCTGACGGCTGTAGTCCGTACCGAAGAAGGGAATATCTACCATTGTTAGTAAGGCCATCCGCTGTCGAACGCAGTGTTCGGGTTAAGGTAATGGTACGAGTCCAACCACTGCTGCCTGTCATCAGACATTTTAGTCATCCGAAGCAAAGCAAGCTCGGAAGGAGTGGGGATGATTTGACGATACCTAGCAACAAGCTGTCGTTTAGACCGTGCTAGTGTAGCGTTGGACTGACCATCAAGAGCAACACCGTAAGACGGGTTGAGACGAATAGCGAGCATCGTAATGAAGAAGTCATCAAACTCCTCCGGGAACGGGAACTCGTCGTCTACCGCCATCGGGGCGTATTTCTGCCAGTTACCAGTGTCTTCTCGGTAGAACCACTCACCGGCTTCGCCATCCGTGTTAAGCACGACAGACGAGGCACCGTCAATGTTCCGACCGTTACCGTACACTGTAACGTTGTAAGTTGAAAGGTTACCAGCCACGTCCTTTACAGCAAACCGCGACCCGTCATCCGGGACAGGGTGCAAATAAAGAGTGACCGAGTCTTCGAGGTTGAGCATAAGACGAAGGTTCTTGGGGACGTACCAGTCATTGTCAGGGACGTCGTTGTACCAAGGATACCCTTGCGGACGATTGATGTCTTTTCGACCAATCGGGAAAGGGTTTAGGTCTTCACCAGCCTCGTTGCCAAACACTGACTTTACAATACGACTGAGGTACCTTAGACCTTCGGTTTGTTCTGCCGTGGTCGGAGAGGTCCCTCTAGCAATAAGGTTTCCCTGTCTGTAAGCGTCAGTGATAATTTGAGAAACCGTAGTCATGTTTTAGTTCGCCTGTGTTTGGAGATTACGAAGTACCGAGTACGCCAGCACCACTGGAAGCAGTCGTTAGGTAGCCTCCGTTCTTACCGATGAACATTCTCAGTTCAAGGATGTCACCTGCTGAAACAGCAAAGGTGTCGAGTAGCGTAGTTTCAGGTTTACCGTCTGCCTGATTGGCGACTAGGGTAATAGTTCCTGCTGCGGTACAGATAAAGTTGCCTACGCTCGACCCGCTAAACGGGGTAGTAGAGTTAGCAGCACAAATTACCGGAGAATAGCGTTCGATGTAAGACATCTGTTAGAATCCTTTGAGAGATAAAAGAAAAGGTCGGAGCAGATAAGCTCCACTCCGACCCTTCTTTAGTTAGTAGTTATTACGAACCGTTGATACGGACGATGCGACGGCGACCGTCTGCCGTGACGTTCGGCTGGAGAGCCACGTCAAAGCGAACACGGTGTTCACCAGTTGCGAAGACCGAATCCTGCCACATGCGGACGCTCACGGGAACCTTCGAGAGGCTCTTACGCTGAGCAGTACCAGTTGCGGGCATGATGAGGTCAGCCGTATTCACGATAATCGAACTCTTGTCCGCGAGGAAACGCGGATGCAGAGCGGTCGAGGCAGCACCCTTGTGGGTAATTGCCAGACCATCCCAACCACCGTTGGTGTTAACAACCGTCTGATACGGACCATCCACGATAATCGCGGGGAAGTACCGGACGTTGGTGAAGACACCAGCCGCAGCAGTGTGATTACCGATTACACGGAACTCTTGGAGGTGGTCAAGCTGCTTCTTCGCACGATTATCGTACGCGTACACACCTTCGATAGTGAACGTTTCACCGTCCACAACCGTGACTGCACCCGTCTGACCATCAAAGTTAATGAGGCCCGACTTGAACTGACCCGGAGCGCCGCTGATTGCAACGTCTTCGTAGTCGTTCTCAGGGTCACCAGCACCGTAGTTCGTTACCGAGGTGCCGGTAGCAACACGAGTACCCGTAGTGAGGGCCGGAAGCTGCTGGGTAAACAGGGTGTTAAAACCTGCAACCGAGCCGTTAAAGCCTTCACGATAGATACCCATACCTTCAAGGTTACCAGTCGTGTTCGTTTCGACGATGTCGCGACCAAGGGCCTGCTTATCGCCGTAGGTCAGCACGGCACGCATGTCCATGCTATCTACACCTTCTTCTTTCAGGCGGGTATAACCACCTGCGATGTCATCCCACTGAGATACGGCACTGTTACCATCACCCAGCCAGTTGTTCGAAGCGTTAGCAGCGAAACCGAGGATGTAGGCATCAATGTCGTGAGCCAGACGGAGCGCAGCAGCCTTAAGAGCTTCCGACTCGCGAGCGGCACCGATGTCACGGATTTTGACGAAGTCGCCCCAACCCATGCTCGAACCGATCACGTTCTTGAGCTGGAACTGTTCCGAACCGAACGTGGTATCCTGCACACCAGCCGACAGGTCATTGACCGCCGAATCGGTGAACGTGGTGGTGTAGTCAGGCGTTACCTGCTCGACGACAGTCAGACCATTACGGTCGTTCATTTCGCCGTCAAACTTACGCCAAGTGACCAAGTCCTTAGAGATTAGGTTATTCTGGAAAATCGCAGCAAACGAATTAAGGACAAGCTTCGCTTGATCGACAGTTACTGTAGCCATTATAGACTATCCTTTGTACTTATGAGTTATTAATACCCTCCCTTCGCGAGTTCACGCGCGAGGGCATCAAGGTCAACGTCCCCATCGCTAGGATTAATAGAGCCTTTAGCTACGCTTGAGCCTTTGTTGGCCGGAGGCGGGCTGGGGGCTTTACTAACCTTACGAGGAGCGCTCTTTTTAGCTTCCTCCTTTGCAGCGAACATCGAGTCAATCCGGCCCATTGCAACGGTAGCCTTCATCGGGCCACTTTCAACAATAGACTGAGCTTCGTCAGGGTTCGAGGCAAGGTAGTACAGAACGTCCGGGCCATTGTCCAGTGCCATAAGTGCAGTCGAAAGGTATTCACCGTAACTTGCGTCAATTCCGTCGAAGGTCGAAACTAGTGCTTCGCCTTTCTCGTGGAAGTCAGGGTAACGCTCCTGTGCGGGTGCAAGCTTTTCCGTCCACGACTCCTGTAGAGCTTGCTTCTCGGCTTCCGCCTTGATGTCTTGCTCCTTCTTAATTCGCTCCTGCTCTTTTTCCGCCTTAGAGGTTTCGAGAGCTGCAAACTTCTTCTCGAAAGAGTAGTCTGCGAGGTCCTTAAGATACTGGGGGTCGTAATCACCGAGAGGGTATTTATCTTCACCGTCTTCGGTCTTGTCGGTAGGTTTAGGTTCTACCAGTTCGTCTGCCTTCTGACTCTTGTCTTCTGGCTTTTCGTCCTGTCCGAGCTTAGCTTCTAGTGCTTCGATACGGGCCTTAAGGGCAACCTCAGTGGCTTCCTTCTCACGTTCCGCTTCTCGTGCCTTAGCAGTCAGCTCGTCGATGCGTTTCTGAAAACGAGTTTTCTTAGGCTTACCGTCTTCGTCGTCATCCGACTCGTCACGGGTTCCTTCGTCACTTTCGTCTTCTTCTGTTGCGAGGTCATCGTTATCCTCGGAATTGGGTTCATCTTCCGAACCCTCAGAATGAGTATCATCGTCTTGAGGTGCGTTGCTTACTTCCGTATCTTCCTCTTCCACTTCTTCCGACTTGGCGTTGTCAGGTGCAGCTTCGCTCCCGCCAAAGAGTTCTACTGCGAAATCGTCGAGGTTGACGTCGTTAGTTTCAACGTTGTTGTTTTCAGTACTCATAGTTAAGGTTTGTCGGTCCTTTAACCGTTCGTGCGCCCATTAATTGCGACATTTATCCGGCAG